GTAAGATTAACTCGGACCCACCAGGCTGTTAAGACCTGGGACCGCGGATTGTCATCCCGCGGCTTGCGAGCTGAGGTTATCAACCTCGACGTCTCCCGTGCTAACGGGGGTGCGTGATGAAAGCGGGCATAACTCGTGATAAAAGAGTTGCTCCGCCTTCAACCTCGATACCTGATGATGATTGGCTGCGAGGACGAATCCTCTAGGCCTCACACCAAAACTCGTTTCCGCGTCTTTGACGCGGTCCCGAGCATGTAACCATTGAAGGAGACCACCCACCTGATCAGCTTGGATCCTTTTCGTGCGCAGGATATACCTGTTCCGAATTGGATCATCACTAACGAGGGCGAATGAGCTCTCCAAATCACGTCCTCCCCTGACGCTCCGAGGTACACGCCTGGCAAACTCCATCCACAGTGACTCAGCGTCACAAAGATAAGGTTTGTCTGGTATGTAATCGGGGACCCAGAGACCATTGTCACCATCGCGAAGGACCCAATCTCGCAGCTGATTAAGCTGGTTGATCAAGTCTGGAACGGACAGTAACGGGCCTCTGAGGAAGAACGGGGTTACGTCGTGACCACGAAACCAGTGGGCGCCGCAAGATTCGCGAAAGGACCCCTTCCAGAAAGACTTCTTGCTGTTAAGCTTGAAGCCAAACCATTGGAGGACCTTCGCAAATCGCGGCGCTGCGCTTTTGGGGACAATAAGATCATCCCCATACACGCTAACACGACCCTTCGTCGCAGTATGGTACATAGTGGCCCGCGCTAAAGCGTAGAAGAGCAAGCTCTCTAGCTCGAACGTAAAGCCATTTCCCATTGTGCTAAACATGGACATGTCGTGATCTACCCCATCTATCGATACCGTTTTAACGCGGATATCGTTCAACAAGCAAAACCACGAAGGAGGCAATAGTCTAACTACCAACGACTCACTGACACTGTCAGAGGCGCTGGATAGGTCGATTGTCGCAAGTGGCGCGTATTCCGGATGACCCGGATCTAGCGAACCGCGATACGCAAGCTTCTGATTGATCGTTTGATCGTTCAGATTAATGCGTGCCCGTTTCCGAAGCCGCCGACGTATGAAGTCGCCGACAGCTCTCTGCATGTACATGTTGATCTCGGGCTCTTTACAAGCCACGCGATCAATTTCCGAAGTTTTGGGTACCGTAAACATAACGCTCCCTGGTACGATATTCAAGCTGTTACCAGCCTGAATCCAGAGATTGCGCCAACCGGGTCTCCCATCCAGAATAGAAAGGAAGTGAAACACGGCAGGAGCAGTAACGTCTGCTTTGCCTACAAATTTCTCTGATACGGCCATCGGACTGCGCTTCACACGAGTGCTTGCGCCATTAGTGAAAAGACCATCTGCCAAAAGATCGACAGGTGGCGCCTCACCGATGATGTCCATGACAATACCGCGAGCCGAAGCCAGAAGTTCCTCTGACGTAGAGTGACCGAAGTCACACTCGTCAAACTGGACTCTCACATTGGTTTTCGCGTTGCGAGAATCGACAAGTAGCCATTTATCAATGGCCGCCTGTCGGCGTCGTTCACCACTGTCAGCATCTACTGTGAGGTATTTGCTGAGGAACTGTTCATTCTGATACCGCGCCTTAAAGGCAAACGGATCATTAGAAGGAAGTTCGGCAGTGGCATCGGCATAAGATGAAAACAGCTGAGAGGCTGCCCGCATCCAAGCCGTGGATACATCTGCAGGTAGGAGGCCAAAAGACTTACTGGCCTTTGGACGAACCCTTTCGTTCATGTAGGTGTTCCTTGACATGAGTATAGGCACGCGGAGGATTCCGCGTGCCTTAGTGAAGCCCCATTACTGGGAGCTAAACTTTATCGATCCTGAGACCGGCAGTTCCGCCTCGAACACTTGCTGAAGCCCACCAGAAGGTTGGGAACAAGCGCTGAGGCACATGGTCATCGTTGTGACCACGATCAAAATGAGCGTGGTTAGATGATCCATGTTAGTAGAACTGTTGACCGCCCGTGAGCACCAGATCCATGTTGGTCTGGGTGGCACCCATGAGGTTGTAGGCGACGCCCACGAGATTCTTGCGTTCCTGGAGAGACGAGGTTTCATCAACAACGATTTCGATGTTGATGTAGCCCGTCCGAACCAATTTGGGCGCGGAGATCCCGTTAAGGGTTTCGGTCTGGACGACAGGGTTCTTCAAGCGCAGTTGTGTCCGGATCTTGCCGGACGAACGACGCGAGGACACCGTAAACAGGTTGTCCGAAAGAGGAACGCTGGTAAACTCCCTGAAGGTCCACACACCGTCTTGCATCTTTTCAGGTGCAAAGGTGTGTACAACAGGGGTCGACTCTCGGTCTGATGCCGAGACGGATACTGCCTGGGGCATATTGCCTCCTAGTTATGGCGGTTGAAGTTTGGGGTTAACGCTTCAGACTTACCAGCAATGCGAGTAAATTCGAAGCATGTTTGACGGAGAACGGGTCCTTCATATAGACCCCGGAGTGATGTGGAAATGAGTTAAGCACTGATCGTGAGATACAGTTTAGCTCAACCTGCAAACCAGGCAACTCACCGGAAACGTAACCGGAGAGGTTATAGCCTGACACTCTATACCGTCCGCTCACGCGGAGAGTACGAGTTCCACTGACAAAGTCGAGACCCACGGTACCCGTTAAGGCCGTGAGCATGGTACCGACTGGAAAGAGCCAATCGACAACAAACGAGAAAGGAACCAGTTCCCATGCAATAGATGCGGGGTTTAAGAGCCCAACACTATCAAGGGTATCCAAGATCCCAGACGAAAGACGTGCCCACAAAACGGTGGAACACCCCTCCCGAATCCAACCATCCGTTTCCCAGCGATTATAATGCGCAGGTGACGGTGGAAGGTCAAGTTCGACTTCGACATTGCGTCGAGCAACTGCAATATAGTCCGCGGCACGAATGCCACGTTGCACTGCTTCGAACGCACCATAGATGTCCCCAACTAAAGGGAGCCACCCGTACTGAAGTTGTAACCAGGCAGCTGCTGCACTTTTGGCCGGACGGCCGGAGTGCTTAGGCTTGCCTAGCGTACGAGCTGCGGCGGCGTACTGACCACGTCTCACTTGCCCAAAGGCAGTGGCTACACGTAAAGCGGTATCCGTCATCATACCTAACGTAAGCTTATACTCGGCAATCGATTCAGCAAGGCTAACCTTGCTGTCTCTGAGCTTGGCGATAGCTTCCGTATCTGCTCTGTTAATCGTGGACTGACTGACGTTTGGGAGGCGAACGCCCCCTTCTACTGCAGTACCATAATATGGCAGACCAGTTCCAGGTCCAACCGAAGTGGCAACCGGGGTTATACCCGACTGTCTCCAAGTCGAACTAGTTAGTTCGTACACGTAGCTGTAAGGCAACGGTACTACTTTCAGATCAAGGCGTCTATACGGAGTTGGCATTCGCCACCCCGTAGTCGACGGTACAGTTCGGAATTTCTTGCCTACCTGTACTTCTCCGACGATCTGATTGACGTAGGTGTTAGTCACCGTAGTAGATGGTAGCGGATCAAGTCTAATAGATTCTATAGACATGACCTGGGTCTTCGTGACTCGGGCAGGGCCCGCATCACTAGCATGGACGTTAAGTCCATGGTGTACTTTCATCTAAGTTCTCCTGCACTGGCGATCGCCAGCCCATCACGGGATAGAAAAGGCTATCGCACTTAACTACTGCACCTAACTCAGGTTCGGATTATCAATCCACTGACACGGTGTTGGCACACAGAGCCAGACCTGTTTTGGTTATAAGCCAAAGCTAGGTAGAACGAGCCCCTGAAAG